TATCTTCTCTAGGGGATACTCTGAATTGTGGTTTATTAGCAGTGATTAAAGCTTTTGCTGCTTCTACTGCTGGATGTATACGATTAACAACAAGAGCTGCTTGCCCTCGCTCTTCTAAAACGCGCTTTTGATCAGCTGTCCACTGTTTTCCTAATCTAAATTCACGATCTTCTTGAGCATGATTTGCCCAAACTTCACGCTTTTTAGAATAAGTTTTCCACACATCATGTGTTTCTTCAGCGAGTTTTTTACCAGTTTTTTCCGATTTTGAGTTGTATGCCATCATTTAATATTACTACTTACATAGTTAACCAGTCAAGTATTTTATTAGTTTTTACTTCAACCCCTTCTTTAGGGTCAAATTCATCCTTTTTTATCCTACATGGCCTTGATCCTTCAAGCGCAGTCCATATAGCATCCATTATGTCATCATTCTTGCCTCTTGGATAAGATAAGAACTCTTGTTGAGCTGTTAAGTCTTGTGACCTAAAGAAAAATTCTCCCTTTGCAAAGGCTGGTACTAATGATAGTAATCTTTCGCTCTTTCGGTTCCGTGGTTTTACACCTTTTTCTAATCCAGGTATATATAAATTCTTTTCGAGCATCAAAGCTCTTGTTGCACTCCTCAATGCTTCTTGATATGCAACTGTTTCAATCTTCATTCTCTTTGGATGGAATCTCTCATAAATGTCAATAATCTTTTGAGGTTGCTTCGCAGGATCGAGTCTTTCCCTAAAAATATCGATAACGTACTTATTATTATTAGCATCAATAGCAATGGTAGCAATAACGAAATAGTCAGCACGGGCACTAAGACTAGATGCAGGATCGACTCCAGTATAGAGCTCGACTGGTATGATTTTCTTTTCATCTCCTACCTCTCTTACCAAACAAGGTTGGCTGTTTATTCTTTCAAAGTCATAATGATGTAGTTTTATGTAATCTGGCTTAAATGGAGCATCATCTGGTGATTGAGCAATATTCATGTACTCCTGATAGAATCCATTTATATTGCCAACGCTCTCAAACTCTTTCTTTATCTGTAAGATTCTCTCCTTAGGAAATCTCTCAGGCCAGATACTTTTTTCATCATCATCCCAAATACTATACCATAATGTATTCCAGGCTGGACTATCTTTAGCCCAATATAAGAAACAATCTTCAGAAATAACAGTACCAATCATAATTATTCTTCCATCGTCAGATAATGATGGAATAACTGCCTCTGTCATCCATTTTCTATTTTTAGTCCTACCCTCTGGAGTAAAAGCATTTAACTCAGATTCAAAATCATCAACAATAATAACATTAGGTCGAGTATCACCCTCGATAAAACCACGAACCCTCTGCCCAGTACCTACTGCAACAATACGAGTGCCGTTCTTTAGTATAATATCAGTTCCAGTCCATCTTCGCGCTGTTGCAGAACTAAAATCTCCAAATATATGTCTATAGTTCTCACTATGGTCTAAGTGATACTTTATCCTGGATAAAAAGTTTATTGACTGAGCTTGAGACTCAGAAACAACAACAATAAATAAATCTTCATCTGGTTTCTTATAAGCTATCTTGTATAATGGAAATATTAGAGAACATACTGTACTCTTAGCAGTTCCCCTTGGAGCAGCAATTAAAACACGTTTTTTATCGTCGTCTTTTAATTCTTTATATATATCCCTATGGAATGAAGGAGTATCCTTAGCTAAAGCCTTAGGAAAGCAATACTTTCCAAACCAGCCCATATCTCTTTCAAATTCTCTTTTTTCCTTATCAAGAGCATAGACCTTTTCGTAATCAGTATCTTTTTCTAGCCCTTTTTGGACTATTGCTTCCATTACGCTTCCTCTTCTTTACTTTCTTCTTCTTTTTTTGCTGTCTGTTCCAGCCCATCTGATTCCTCCGTTTGAGTTGCTTTAAACAATTTCTTCTTTTCTTGAATATCTGCAAGAGTAGTCTCAACAGTAGAAGCTTCTATTTGCTGAGTGGTAATAACTTTACCTTTGCCTTTCATATCGTTCATATCCATTAACTTATCTAATACAGATATAGCTATCTTGGGATCACCTTTTGGGCCCATATCATCGCCATCCCAATCCATTACTTTATCTAAAATAGCAGCTAATGCTCTCGCAGTATCAATTTTACCTATAGGAAATTGCTCTACAATCTTATCTAGCTCATCTTTAGTCATTTTCTTAAATATCTCCGTTCTCATTGTTTTCTTTACCGCATACTTCTTAGAAGAGGGTAAAATTCCAAATATTGTTCTAATAGCAACCTCTTTATTCATTCCTGGCTGTGCCATAAGGTATGCTAATTTTTGAAAGTCATCACGACCTTTTATGTATTTTCCTCGATTATTCTTACCACTAATTGTGTAATTGTTGACACGCCCTTCTGATTTTATATTGTCCTTCTCATTGTAAACAAAAGAAGGCCCCCAAGGATATTTGACGCTTATCCTTCCGTTCTTTAATATAGAACGCCTTAAACATTGTCCAACCTCTTTATCACTAGAAATACCATACTCGCCCTCTAAAACATAAAAAGGGTGTTTATATGACAAACCCAGCTCATCCGCTTCTTCCTGTGAATAAACTGGGTATTCTTTTCCAGATACTACTTCGTATCTCACAAATAAAAGTTACTTGCCTCTTTTAGTATACGCACCGCGTACTACTTTAGTGACTTCTTTAGCTTTGCTAGCTGCTTTTTTGACAGTTTCTTTAGCTGCTTTCTTTGCTTTTGCCATTATATACTCCTTATTAGTATTTTGTTGTACCAGGGTCTTTTTTAGGTTTGAACCCTAATCGTCTAAGTGTTTGGTTTGGTGACTCACTCTGTTTATTAGCAAGTCTTCCTTTTGTATAATTTCTTGCCTGTCTTGCAGTTGCTTGTAATTTTTGTCCCGCAGTTTGCTGTATTGATACCTTTGGTAAAACATATGGTATTCTTTTCACATCATGGACTTGCTTTATTTCCTTCATTAGAACCTTAGGAGTTAACTCGTCAATTCCCTTACTATAGAAGTCAATAGCTCTTTTTCTAACTTTATCCTCTAATGCTTTTGCTACCTCTCTCTGAACACCTCTTTTAGCTAAAGAAGATGTCCATAAGTTCAATAACTGTCTTGCTGATCCTACTGCTACTGTCATGATCTCACCTCAAAATGTACTAAATCATCAAATCTATTATCTTTTGTCTGGGTATCCATGTCCCAATCTCCTCCCCAACGAATTTTTAAACCCATTTGGGATGCTATACCTAAAACATACCCAGCAAATAGGTGAAATCTATCACGATCGCTCCAATCAATGGGATAAGGGGCTACATCTACAGCCAATGAAGGCTTTCCATTATGTTTTCCCTTCGGATAACGTAATTTACTATTACCCCTGTCATAAGCAGCATTTTGCTTATCTTTTCCTCTATGACCCTCTATAATTGTGCAATCAAAGTCTTTTACTACCTCATTGAACAATTTTATTAAACTTTCATGGCAAGTATGTAACCTACCCTTACTTCTCGTACTAAATCTTGGCATTATGTCGTCCTTCCATTGATTCTGCCTTTTAAATATGCCAGATCATCGGTAACATCGTTCAATTCTTTCACAATGTCTTCTCGATGTCTCTGACTAACTTCATCTGATTTATTCCATCTTTCAATCAATTTTATAGTTATTCCTTCAACATTCTCTATTGTTTCTTCCATTTTGGCAATATTCTGCCTAATCTGGTCTAAATCTTCATTTTGTACTTTTTGGCTCTTGATTAGATTCATAATCATCATTACAAATAATGATACTATTATGCCAATCGCACCGTATTCCATATAAACTTCTGCCATACCCTTTTATCCTTACGTTCATCGTAGTATTAATAGCCCATTTATCCACAGGAAAAAACTGAGGGGCCCCTCTAAAACGGTACTTCATTGGGATCAGCTTTTACGCTCGCATTGTGCGAGATTTCGTCATTTTCAAGACTCTCGTAGAGTCCGACGACTCGATGGTAATGGTCTTCTCTTCTTTTCTGAGCCATGAAACCCGTTATTTCTTCCATATCTTTATAAATCTTTTGATAATTTAAAGAATCATCGCTCTTAATATAGTCATATATGTTAAAACTAGACAAGATGTTTTCTATCTTCTAAATCCATAGCCCTCAAGCCATTTATTTATCTCTTTCCAGTCTCTGGCGGTACCTGCATCCTTTAATTTACCTGCACCCTCCAATTTACCAATGTGCTCAGAAACCCCCTGCAATCTTTTATTCTGCATTCTTATCCAATAGTCCTGTGCTTCTGGAGACATTTTCTCTGCAAACTTAGGAAGT